GCGCTGGCGCCGTTCAATAGGGCGCTGATCGAAACCGCCGGGGCGGGCTACCTGGCGCTGCGCAAGGGGCAGATCGAGGATGGCTACTACGACGAGCTGAAGAACCAGCGTGCCAAGGGCATGCTCTCGCTGCAGGTGCAGGCCGAGACCGGCGCGGCCAATGCCGCCAGCCAGATCGGGCAGCTGCAGAAGGTCGATCCGGTGGCGGCATCGCTGCTGAATGAGGCCAACCCGTGGAAGCTGATCGGCCGGCGGCGAGCTGTTGCGCAGCTGGCGGGCCCTGCGATTGAGAACGCCCTCAAGGACGACCTGACCACCAACGCGGGGCTTCTGAGCAGCCTGCCGCCCGAAAGCCCGGAGGTGGAAAAGCGACGGGTGCAGCTCACCGCCCAGGTGCTTGATCGTTTTGGCCTCACCGGTGACGAGCCGGAGGTGCAGTTCTATGTGGCGCCCAAGGTCAATCAGGCCTGGGAGTCCTATCGGGAGAAGCAGCGGAAGTTCTACGACGATGCGGTGGAGGAATCCACCAAGGGGCTGACGGTTTCAGCCATGGCCGCAACGGTGGAGCAGATGCTCACCCAAGGCGTGACCATCCAAGGGGTGCTCTACAAGCCCGGAACGCCGGAGTGGATTCAATACGGGGCCGCAACTCTGACCTACGGGTTGGATCAGCAACTGCGGGTAGCAACGCCGGATGCCCGCAAGCGGACGGTGCAGTTCCTGCGCGAGCAGATCATCGGCACCTTTGGCGGCGACCCGATGGCCGCGGCCCTGCTGCAGAACGTGCGGGCCGGAGATCCGTCGATGCCCTACGAGAAGCGGCCGACATGGGGGGCCATGGCACCGCTCGAAACCATGGAGCTGCAGGTGCGTGGCCAGGAGGCGAAGCAGAAGACCTACGACCTGGCGCAGAAAAGCGTTGAGCAGAAGCTGGATGGGCTTTGGTACAGCGGCCCTGGCCAGCTGGATCCTGGCGATCCTGCCTATCCAGCGGCGTTGCTGGAGTTCCGCAACCAGGCCCTGGGGATGGGCTACCTCACGCCGGAGGAGTACATCTCCCGTCGTGCAAAGGACCAAAGCGAGTTCACCCAGGTGGTGCGCCCGCCCGATCCATTCGCGGTGGAGGACTTCATCGTGCAGATCGGGCAGGTGCCGCTCAATGCCTGGACCGATGACCCCAACACCTACCCAAACGCATTGCGAGAGGCCCGGCAGCGAGCCGACCTGAACCCCACGCCCGAGGGGAAGCGAGAGGACTACCAGCAGATGGTGGCCGCCATCAACAAGAGGCGGGATGCGGCCGGCGAGTTTGAGCCTGGCGTGAAGGACAAGGTGACCTCAGCGGTGCTGCAAGACCTCGACAGCCAGGCGGTGCGCGAGATCAAAGGCCAACAGAAGGTCAATGGCAAAAGCGGCGATGCCCTGGCGCAGGCCCTGGCGCAGAGCGTGGCGGGCGGGGCCTCAGCAACCCAGGCCGTCTCAGCGGCCTACCAGAACACCAAGCTGACGGCCGCGGCCAACCGGCTGACAGCGCTCTACGAGCGGGCCCTTTCAAAGGGGCTTCGTGACTGGCAGGCTGAGCGCCCTGACCAGAAGATGAGCGAAACGGCCCGCAGCGTGGTGATGAGCGAGGCCGAGGCGGCCGTGCGCAAATCGCCCGAGTGGGCGCAGGTGATGAAGGAGCTCACCGGCCGCAACCCTGGCGAGGTGGGGCCCAGGACCGTTGGCACCAATCCTCAGGATGCCCGGGGCGTGCCCAAGGCTGGAGCCAAGTCGCTGTCGGATCAGACCATCCGCACTTACCAAAGCCGCCCGGTGATGGATGGCCGTTGGGTATGGGATGAGCTCAACAGGCTGCGGGACAACAAGCCAGTCAGCGGCGAGCTCTACAACCTGGCCAAACGTGCCAACACGAGCACCTTCCGCTACCTGCTTGAGCAGCTCAGGATTTACCCGGATCTCGATAAAAGCGGAGAGGCCAAGCGCTGGCTTGAGGAGAAGGTCAAGCAGCAGCGGGCCAACAACACGGTGTCCAGCAGCCAGCTGCCTTCGATGCAGGGCAGTGGGTTCGGAATGGTGCCGGTCGGATACAACCCGTTTCGAGCTGGTGGCTGGCTGATGCGGATGTTCACCCCCCCCGCAGCGGCGGCAACGCTCCCGCCGCCATACATGCAGCGGCCCGGCGGCCAGGCACCCATTTCTTCTGGAGGACGTGGCATGAACGGACTTTTGGCAATGATCCGCAGCGGGGAGGGTGGTTGGGACTCCGTGAATTTCGGCACGGTGAACAACACCGGCAGGGGGATTGGCACTGTCACCAACCGCTCGATTGGTTCGCTTGAGGCGATGCAGGCCAAGGGTCAGGTGTTTGCCGTTGGGGCCTACCAGTTCACCCCTGGGGTGCTCGCCCGAGCCCGCCGCGAATCGGGCCTTCCCCCCAGCGCACCTTTCACGCCAGAGAACCAAAACCGGATGGCAATGGCGCTGATTACTGGCAGCAAACGGCCAGCCTTGGCTGCTTACATCACCGGTCGCAGCAACAACATCGACAAGGCTCATTGGGACATCGCCAGCGAGTGGGCGGCGCTGCAGGCCCCCAACGGCCGAGGGGTTTACGACGGTGACAAAGCCGGCAACAGAGCAAGTATCCCGGCCAGCCGGGTGAGAGCAATGCTCGAACAGGCCCGACGCGAATACCTATCTCAACAGCGGAGGAACTGACCCATGCCCGCGTTCAACCTGGCCCCAATCGAAGACGAGTCGGCGTTTGAGCCGGTGGTGCCCACTGCGCCAGCGGCGGGAGGTGGCGGCGGTGGCGCTGCGGCACCGGCGAAGAAGCCCAAGCCCACCAAGGCCCAGATGAACCAGCGGCTGGAGAGCGCTGCGGGCCCCCTGAAGCCTCTGGCTCAGTTCATGAACGCCCTGGGATCGCCGGACGTGAAGGCCGGGATTGTGACAGGCCCGATCAATGCGATCAGCAAGCTGGGCAATGCGATCGGCGACCTGGTGCAGGGCAAGCCATTCAGAAATGGCCGCAACCTATCCAATGCCGATTGGAGTGCAATCGACGCCAACGATGCGTGGAAGATCCCCGACGCCACCGCCAGGGCGCTCAACCCATTCCGCATCGGCCCCAACTACGGGGAGGTCACCCCAGCCGACCAGGCCGGGATGCAGCTGGGCGGGGCGATCGGCGGCGAGATCGTCGGGGCAGTGACGGGCACCAGCGTGGTGCGGCGGCTGGGGCAGCTGTCCCAGGTGAAGCGTGCTGCCGATGCCATCAAGGCCACCCGTGCGGTGCGGGGCCTGGCGGTGGCTCAGCGGGCCAACCCTGCCCTGCGCACCGGGGTCAGCGTCACCCAGAACGTGGGGCAGGCCCTGCTGGGCACCACCGCAGCGGTGCCGTTCATCGACATGGATCAGAACCTTGCCAACCTTGGCGATGCGTTTGGGCTGCGGCTGCCAGGGCGGGCCGAGGACGACGACAACTACCTCACCCGCGTGGGCAAGGGCCTTCTGGTGGAGGGGCTCGCTGCCCCGTTGAGCGTGATCGGTGCCGCCAGCTTTGTGCCGGCGCTGCGCAAAGCGATGTTTGGCGGGCCCACCTTCCTTGACGACCTGGCCGACGCCGAGCTGGAGCCCTACATGTACCGGGGCACCGATGCCCCCCCACTGCCGCCTGGTGCCGGTGTGCCCCAGCTGCCGAGCACCCAGATGCAGGCCGCTGCCGGCGGCGGGCCGATCACACCGGTGCGAATCGAAGTGGATGCCCCAGGCGGCCCCCTGCCTGGCACTCCTCCCGATGCCCCGGCCCTGCCCACCTATCAGCCGGGCGGGGCAATGGTGCCGACCACCCCCAACGGCAGCGCAATCGAGCGCTACCTGGATGAGGCCACCCAGATCCGCCAGGTGGAGAGCCAGCGCCAGCGCCTGCAAAGCATGGGGCTGATTGAGCAGGGCGAAGCCGGCCAGTTGGGCCTGAGGGTGGCCACCGGCAACCCTGAAGCCCGTGCCCAGATCGAGCAGCTGGCAACCCAGCGCGGCCAGCTGCTGGCCCAGGTGCCGAATGTGGACGAGGCCACCGCCAAGCAGCTGCTCGATCAGATCGACCAGATCGACCAGGAAGTGGCCGACCTCAACCTGTCGGGCACCACCGAGGAGTTCCTGGCCCCGCGTGGCAGCCGCCAGGGCGAACTGGACCTCGACACCCGGCCCGAGCTCGACACCTTCCTGGCGCAGCTTGATGAGCTGGATGACAGCCAGCTGCGGGAGATCCATTCCCGTGTGCTGCGGCAGGCCGGCGAGGCCCGCAACGCCCAGGAGCTGACGGCCACCCAGGCCCAGATCGAAGGGCTGAATCAGAAGCTGGCCGAGATTGAAGCCCGGCAGGCTGCCGGCGAGATCACCCCGCGGGGGGCGAAGGGTCAGCTCACCCGGGTGCAACGCGAGCTGGCCATGGCCGAGCAGCAGCTGCAGGCGGTGCAGCAGCGGCTGGCCGCACCGGAGACGCTGGTGGGTGATCAGCTGGAGATGACCCTGCCGCAGCAGCTGGGGCTGAACCTGGCGCCAGAGATTGAACTGCCGCCGATGGCGATGGTGGCCCGTGGCCCTGGGGAGTACGGCTACCGCACCCCCGACGATTACCGCTCGGCGCTGGAGGGGTGGCCCCGCGACCTGCTGCGCCGGCTGGCGATGCCCGATTCCTCCCCCGAGGTGGCGGCCCTGGTGAAGGCCCGCACCGGCCGGCGGGTGTGGAGCGCCAAGAGGTCGGACATCATCGACGCGCTGGTGGAGCTCAGCCAACGCCGCGGCATGTATCTGCCGCCGACCGCTGAGCAGCTGACTGCCCCGCTGACCACCAACATGGCCGGCGCTGCGGATGCACCGCTGCTGGATGTGCCGGCAGACCTCAGCACCAGCTCGCCGATGGGCCGGGTGATGGATGCCGATGGCAACGAGGTGCCGGTGCCGATGGCGGAGTTTCAGCCCAGGGGAATGGATGCCGCCACCCGTGAGCAGCTGAAGGCCGAGATCCTGCGTCGCGCAATCGACAACGGTGAGGTGCAGGCACCGGTGACACCGATCCCGAATCGACCCGAGGCCCCGGACTACTTCCAGCAGTCCACCTTTGTGGATGACCTGTTCAGCGATGAAACCGGCCAGCTGGCGATGGCGTTCAACGCCGATGCGCTGCCCCCCTACAAGGCCGGCGGCAAGAACGCCGATGCCCTGCTGGATGAGATGCGGCTGCGCTTCGAGTACAACCTGCTCGATGCCAAGGCGATGCAGGCCAAGAAGGATGCCTGGATGGCCGCCAACGGCTGGGATCGCCTCAGCTGGGAGGAGCAGAAGCGGCTGGGGCTGATGGGCCGCGGCATGTTCCGCATGAGCGCCGACGATCTGCCCAGCCCTATGGATGTGGTGCGGCCACCGACGCCAGGCTTCGAGCCAGAGCTACCGGTGGCTGGTGCGCGGGCGCCGCAGCCGTATCGCGGCGATGGTGTCGAGACTCCGCAGTTCACCCCAGAACTGCAGCCCAAGCCCGAGCGGAAGCCGGCTGTCTACGACACCAAGAGCGTCTACGTGAGCATCAACGGTGAGGCCGTGGTGATGCCCAAGGAGGCGGTGCCCACCACCCCAGCGCCCAAGGGCAAGGGGAAAGGCAAGGCGAAGGCCGCCACCACCGCCGAGGCCCAGGCCGCCAAACAGGCTCTGGCCGACATCCCCAAGGCGCGAGCTGAGCTCGCCAAGCAGCTGGAGGAGCTGCGCAAAAAATCCCAAGGAGGCTCCTGCTGATGGCTGACTGCAACAACCTCGCCCAACAGATCGACGAGATCGAGGCGAAGCTCAAGCAACTCGATGAGATGGAGGCCACGGCCAGGGCGATCCTGGAGGTGGAGGAGCTGCCGGCGGCGGGCAAGAGCGTGGCCCGGCTGCGCACCTACACCGGCGACGACGTGGGGGTTTCCAACGAGGCCTGGATCAAACAGGGCGAAACCGATCTGATCGCCAAGGGCAGCAGGGCGGTGCAGGACCTGGTGGAGATGGGCTTCCGCAACAACGAGGGGCCCCGCGGCAGCAGCGGGCGGATGCAGAACTACCGGCAGTACGGAGTCGATTACAGCGAGCTGCCGCCGGAGGAGGAGAACATTGCCTCTCTGCTGGAGGTGCTGGGCCTCAAGCGAGCCAACACGCCCAAGGGCGTTGAGCTGAAGCGACCCTTCAGCGAGTCGGTGGCGATGGCCAGCCTGATGCGCATGGCCCGCGAGCGTGGCGGCGACGTGCGCGAGGTGGCGGCGGCCCTGAGCCGGCGGTTCAAGAACATCGATACCCTGCCCGGTGCAGTGGTTCAGGTGGCAAAGGCAAGGTGGGATTCCGTCAGCCAGTACGCCGACAAGCTGGAGGAGGTGGCCAACGCCATGGAGGTGGGGGCACTGACCGACGAGCTGCGGCTGCAGCTGGGCAATGCTGCTCAGTGGGCCCACTTCTTTGAGAACCTGGACGCGGCAGTGCGGCGGCGGATCGGCCAATCCCTCCGTGGCCTGCAGTTTGACTTCCGTGGCACGGAGATCGACCTGATCAGCCCTGATGCGGACTGGGCCAACCTGACCATGGCCGACATCAAAGGCGAGACCCTGCTGGGCCAGACCCTTGAGCATGTGGAGAAAGGGGACTTCCTGAAGCTGAAGCAGCTGGCGGCCATGGCCCGCACGAACAACCTCACACGCACAAGCATGAACGGCTGGAGGATCTGGCCGCAGATCCACCTGCTTAACAACTTCCGGCGCAACAACATGCTGCTGTCGCCTGGCACCTGGCTGGCCCGCAACCCGGTCAGCGGCGCACTGGTCGCCTTTCACCACGGCCTCGAGGATGTGGTCGAAGGCGGGCTGCGCATTGGCGCGATGGATGGGCTACGAGCTGCGGCGTTTGCCAACCGGGCCACCCTCGACGCCTGGCAAATGGCCTGGAAGAACGCTGCCACCTATTTGGGCACTGGCAAAGCACGGATGGGCCTCGACAACGCCATGGAGATCGCGCCCGATCTGATCCAGAACGAGAAGCAGAAGATTGTCGCGGCCCTCACCACTGGCCTTGATCTGCTGGGGGACTGGAGCTACTGGCGGAACACCGTTGGTGCCGGGCCAGCCGTGACGCTGATGAATGTGCTCAACGCCGCCAACAGCATGGTGCTCGGGAAGCTGGGGGAGAAGTTCCTGGGCTGGGACGGCGGCTATCTCCCCGCCTTCCGCCTGCTGGGCGCCGGTGACGAGGCAATCCGCACCATGGCCTATGCCTGGAAGGTGAACCATGAGGCGTACCTGCGCTCCTTTGATGAGCTGGGTGGGGCCAAGGCCGGCACCGAGGCAGTGACTCGCCGCGCTGAAGAGATGGCCGAGGGCTCGCTCTTCAGCGGCTACATGAGCCAGGAGGATCTGGTGAAGTTCCGCCGCGAGCGGGGCATCCCGATGGGCGACGAGCTGCCGGATGACGAGCTGCGGTTGATGGCCTTCAACGAGCTCAAGGGCGTCCCCCGGGCCGACACCGAGCTGGGGGCGATCGGCCTGGATCGTGCAGCCGGTGTCACCTTCACCAACACGATCAAGGATCCGATCATCCAGGGCTTGGGGCTGACCCGGCAAAACGCCTTGGTGGCGTGGCAACTGCCGTTCTTCAAGACCCCTCTCAACTCCCTGCTGTGGAGCATCGACCGCACGATTGTGCCCTCTGTGGTGAAAGCCTTGGGCGCCCAGATGGAGAACGCATCACCGGAGGTGCTGGCCCAGGCCCGGGCCCAGGCAATCGTGTCGCTGGGCTTTCTGACAGCCAGCAGCGCCATGATCGCCAGCGGCGGTTTCGTGGGCGGCGGCCCCTCCGATCCCGAGGAATATGCCCGCTGGCGCCGGCTTAACACGCCCTACAGCTTCCAGCTCAACGGCAAGGTGATTCCTGCAGCTCGGTTCCGCTTTGGCGGCATCGACCCCATCGACATCATGGGGCTCTATGCCGACCTGCAGCAGCTGTTCTGGGAAGAGGGCATCACCGAAGGCGACTTCATGAAAGCCACCACGGGCCTGGCGACGGCCATGGCTCGGATGATGAACAACAAGGCCAGCCTGCTCAACACCACCACGATCCTGAACGCCATGACTCAGCCGGATCGGGCGGACACGGCCGACATCCTGGGCACGCAGATGGGGGGCATTCTGCCGCTATTCGCCGGGGGCACAGGCCTGATGTCGATGGTGGCCCGTGCTGGCCGCGAGCCACTTGAAGCCACCGACAAGCGCCGGTTCATCACGGCCGACGAGAAGAAGGCCCTGGAGATGGATCCGATCTACGCCGACCATGTGGCACCGGTGGTTGAGTTTTTTCAGAAGGTGGGCGAGAAGTGGGCCCGGCCCGTGCCTGGCCTCAACCAGGTGCTCAAGGCGCCTGAGCGTCTCGACTGGCTGATGAGCGAAGTCAAAAGGCCCTTTGGCATCCCGGCTGAGGCGGTGATCCCCTTTGCGCCGGTGATCCAGCCCCAGGACAGCCTCTACCAGTGGCTGTCCGATGCAGGGGTGACGACCAAACCCAGGCCTGACGGCAAGGTGGCGCTGCCCAGCCCCGGCGGCGAGGGTGACGTGGGGCTCACCATGACCAACGACGAGGAGACGTTCTACCGGATGCAGATGGGGACACTCAAAGCTGAGGTCCCCGCTGCCGCCATGCTCGGCCGCGAGACCTACATCCCGATCGACGGCTTCATCCAGGGCCGGGACATGCGCAGTGCGCTGCGGGCGCTCAAGAACAACCCTGGCTATCAGAAACTGCTGGCCAGCGACCCGATGGGACCTGATCAGCGGGTGAACCCAGCCAAGTTCTCGGTGCGCAAGGAGAGCGAGCTCTACCGCCCCATCCAGGACATCATCGACTACTACGACCGGATGGCGCTGATTCAGCTGCTGACCAACGAAGACCCGGTGGCCCAGGGCTTTGCCAAGCGCTATGGGGCAATGGTGAAGTACCGGTCCAACCAGCTGCGCACACGGATGGAAGGGCTCACCGGCCTTGGGGTTGGTCGCCAGTAGATGGGCCCATAACATGAGGGCTGCACCAGTGCAGACCTCTCGTGCCCTTCTCCTACGCGCAGTACGCGGGCAATGGGTCCACGCCGACCCTGTCGGTCCCGTTCCCGTATCTGCTGAAGGCGCACGTCAAGCTCTACACGGGCTACGACATCCTTGATGGCACCTTCGCCACCCAGCTGGCGGATGGCGTCGGCTTCAACTGGACCAGCGGCACGCAGGTGCAGCTCACTGGGCCCCTGGCCACCGGCGTGCAGCTGACGATCAAGCGCGAGACGCCCGACGCATCCCAGGCGGTGACGTGGCAGGACGGCTCCAATCTGATTTCCGACGACCAGAACACGGCTGACCTGCAGAACCTCTATGTGGTGCAGGAGCAGCAGGACAGGAACGATGCTGCCATCACAAGGCTGGACAGCAGCGCATCTGCGGCGCAATCCGCCGCCACGTCTGCCGCAGCCTCTGCCGCAGCCGCTCAGTCTCAAGCCACTGCTGCAATCAGCGCCGCCAATGCGGCCACTGCAGCGGCAAATGCTGTCACCACGACATCAAATGCTGCCGCTGCTGCGGCTAACTCAGCAGTGCAAATTGCCACGGCCGCGGCGGTGCCTCAAAGCGCCATCCAAGTCCTGGAACCGCTTGAGATTTTGCGCAACGCTTCAATCGGCATCGGCGTGCCGGGCTGCATCCCATTCGGGGTAGGCCCGGCCCTGCCAGCAGGGTCTGTCATTTCTGGCGTCAGCCAGAGGGATTACTACCCCATTCACCTTCCTTCCGGGAGCTTCATCTGATGAGCAGCATCTTTGGACCAACAATCCCCGGCCTTGCAATTCCTGAGCACAACCGCATTGAGTTCAGTAACTATTCGGGGGGCAACCCTGGAATGATTGTTTTCAAGCAAGGCGGCCAAGCTGGCACCGTTGTTACAACTTTAGTCCTCACATACGACGGCAGCGGCAACCTCCTCACCGTCGATAGCATTTAAGCCATGCCATACGCGTTCAACCCCTTTTCTGGTGGACTTACTCCAGTTCAACCCGGCCCAGCGGGCCTCACGGGCTCACCCGGATTCGCTGGCCCGCAAGCAGTGCCGGGCTCAATCGGCATTGCCGGCCAGCTGCTTTTTGGCGTGGGTCCGATCGTCCCTGCCGGGGCGACGTTCTACCCGTTGTTTGCTCAGCTCTACGACCCCGTTCACCTTCCCTCCGGGAGCTTCATGTGATGGATTTGCGTTTCTTCAAGGCCGTGCCAGAGGCCAGTATTCAGTTCCCCGTTGCGCCGATGGACCGTGAGCCCAGTTTCACGGTGATTGTCCTGGAGCGCACGAATGACCCAGACGCGCTGAATCACACCGGCTTCGACTATCTCGGGGCCTGTGGCACTGGATCTGCGATTGACGCCTGGGCCGCCGGCCAGCCGGTCACGGCGGTGCCCAAAAGCGAGCTACCCAACCCGCTCACCTTCTTCCCCGCGATTTTCAACGAGGCCTGAACATGACAACCATCACGCCCCTGCTCCGGGTGAAGGAGCGCATTGTGGGCCCCTCGGGGATCTACAACATCCAGAACGAATGGTATGGCTACGCCGACGAGTTCAAGTACACGATCGGCCTGGCTGGCCTGATGGGCTTCGGTGTGGGCTGTTGCCCACCTGAGCTACTACCCGCCGACATGGCGCTACTGCCGGGCACGGAGGATCGCTTCAGCCCCAATTACGGCAACTACATCCACCTGCCGAGCGCCTCGATCCAGTGCTTTATTCCGGCGCACCACATCGACATCCAGTCCCCCGGCAACACCGACGCGCCAACCTACGGCAGCCGCGTGGTGATCAGCGCTGGCGCCACCGGATCATCGGTGCTGGCTCGGCCGTTCCGTGACGACGGCAGCAACCTGGCCGGGGTGTTCATCGACAAGTACCAGGGCAGCAACTGCCGGGCTGACGGCAGCGGCCTGCCAAACCACACCAACGGCCCTGGCGGCACGCCACTGACCGGCGGCATCTTCGCCAGCCGGCCCCTGCAGTGGCCGGTCAGCCCTATCGGCAAAAACAACGGTGGCACGGACTGGAACAGCCCCTTCAGCCTTTGCAACAGCACGGCGCTGAACGGTGCGGCCACCAGCCCAGCCGACAATTTCGGCGGCGTGTGGGCGCTGTGCAGAACCCGCGGCGCAGATTTCCTGCCCTGCCCGATCTGGACCTACGCCCAAGTCGCTTACCTGGCGCTGGCCCATGCCCAGGCGCTGCTCGACAACACCGGCGCCGCAATCAGTGGTGCCACTAACAACGCTGCCTGGATGGACGTAGCGCCCTTTGCGCCCAAGGGAAACAACAACAATTTGGGCGCCGATATCAACAAGACGAGCCTGCAGTTTGCTCGCACCGACCTGGCTGGGCACAACGGCTCAGGCTGGGCCGGCCGCGCCAGTCGCGCCTTTACCGGCTCGGCCCAGATCAGCGGTGCGTCGGCGGTCGAGCACACCACTCACAACGGCCAGCTCAGCGGCATCGTTGACGTCAATGGCAACCAGTTGAGCATCGCCCCGGGCCTGACTTCGGTGACCGCCAGCATGAGCGCTGCCGGCTACCGGATCCTGCCGAACTCGGTGGCCTGGAGCACGATCGCCAGCAACATCAACATCCGCGCAGCTGCGGGCGTGATCTCTCTGGCGGCCGAAAGCGCGGCTGCGGCCGACAACGGCATCTGGCACACCGCCGCCAACGCCTGGACCTACCTGCAGGCGGCGACCGGTGGCACGTTCCACCCCACCACCACCTGGGCGGCCAACGCCACCCGGCGGGCCATGGCGGAGTGCGGCATCCCCCGCGAGCTGGGCACCAACACCACCCAGGCCGGCACCAGCCACTTTGGCGGCGACGGCTTCTACCGCTCGCTGACCACAGATTGCGTTCCAGTCGCTGGGGGGCATTGGGCTGATGGCGACAATGCGGGCGTGTTTCGTCGCGCTCTCAACTTGACAGCGAGCGGCACGGATCAATTATCTGGCGCTCGGGCCGTGCGCCTTCTGTCCGCGTGAGCGGAATTGTGGGGGAGGATCCGACAGCCTCCCCTGTGGCGATTGCCCCCGAGGTTTGCTCCGTTACGCTGCACAGGTGCAGCTATTGCGGCCTGTGGATCCAGCCTCGATCATCGCCCTGCTGGCTCTCGGCGGCAGCGGAGTAGCTGGGATCTGGAAGATCGCCAACGGCCTGGGCAAGTTTGAGGCCAAGACCACAACAATCCTCGGCGCCATGCAGGTGATGCTTGAGGACCACGAGGACCGACTCCGCACGATCGAACGCAACCTCTGACATGGAAAAGCTCACCGAATACATCTCCCTGGCGGTCGCCATTCATGGCGTTGCCCTGGTGGTGGTCAACCTCACCCCCACCCCGAAGGACAACGAGGCGCTCGACAACTACAGCCGGCTGGTGGTGAAGGCCTACCGGGCGGTCGAGATCCTCGCCGGCATCTGGGGGCCCAGGGTCAAGCGCTAAGGCCGACAGGTCAGATACCAGCCCCCGGATCCCCCCGGCATCCAGCGGGGGTTCCAGTTCTTGCGGCTGTAGACCACCCCTGCCCCCTTGGTGTTCTTGGTGTAGCCGCCCTGAATGAGCAGCGCTTCACCGTTGGGGTCGTTGTGGATCCAGTCCGCGGCGGTGTAGCCAATCACCACCGACCAATGCCCGCCGCCCCTGGGGGCGCCCACAGGGCCGTGGTGAAGCCAGCCGACAGCCACGGGGCGGCCGGCGTCAATCTCTCGCTCCAGGGCCGCCGGGGTGCCGCTGGTGTGGAAGTCAGCCCTGAGCCCCAGGGACCGCAACGCTGCCAGCTGAGCCTGGGCCGAGGTGGTGTCCCCGTACTTGGCCCGGATCGCGTTGTAGGTGTCGTCGCTGGCGGTCTTGCCCCAGAACATGGCGAGCATCGCGCAGGAGCTGGAGAAGCACTCCCGGTAGCCGGCGCCGCTCTTGTTGTCGAGCTGGCTCTGCCACTTCACCGGCAGCGGGTTGCGTGCCAGCGCCTCTTGCTGCTGTGCCTTAAAGCCCTCTGCCCAGTCAGCGCTCTCCGTGAGCAGGCAGGCATCGGCCTGCTTGATCTGACGGCCGAGCTTGATGATGCTCGTTCTCTGGTGATCGAGGCCCTTGTAGTTCTCCCAGAAATCGAGCCAGCGCTCGTCACTGAACTGGACATCCTGGATCATGGGATGAAAGCTCTGCACTGGTGCAATCATGGCCGACCTCGCCAAGGAACTCGAAGAACTCCATGCCTCCGTGGTGCGCACCGTCCGCGAGCGCATTGACGAAGGCGGCTACGACGACGAGGGCAACCCCAAGCCCACCAGCAACGACGATCTGAGGGTGGCCCTGCAGCTGCTCAAGCAGAACAGCATCACCGCCACCCTCAGCCAGGACGACACGGCGGCCCTGCGCTCAAGGATGGCCAGCAAGCTGGACTTCTCCGCCCTGAAGGACAAGCCCAACGTGGTGCCGATGGTGCGGCCGAATGACGCGGCTACCGCCTGACCCCCCCGTGGGCCATCGCCCTCGGCTTTGGTTTCCACCCCAAGGCGAGGGCATCAATGCTGGAGCCGGTTTCATCGAACCACGCTTGCCGCATCGCGTCCTCGAGCTCGTCCTGACGGCTGGCCTTGGCCTTCTCCTGGTCCTGGGCGGCGGCATCGGTGAAAAACTTGACCCCCAGGGCCAGCGCGTCGATCCGGTCGTCAAAGGTCAGTGACCCCCGCTCGATCGTGATCCGGCTGAGCTGATACATCAGCGAGCGCTGGTGACCCGTCTCCGGGTCACGCTCGGCATCGTGGTAGTCGCGGCGGATCAGCTCACTGCTCACCACCAGCCGGTGCTGCTGCACCAGCGGCGCCAGGGTGTCCACGATGCGGCGTTCCTTCTGGCCGCTTACGCGCACCTCCTCGATCGCGCAGGGATACAGTTTCTGCATTACCGGTGACAGCAGGGCGGTGAACATGCCATCGCCCATGTTGCTCTCGTTCACTATTTCGGTGACCCTCCAGCGCAAAGCGCACTTAGCCAGCAGCAGAAGCACCTCCGGTTCATAGCCCCGGGTGGTGCCGCCGCTCTCGAGCAGGAACATGTTGCCGTTCAGCTCGGCGACCACGGCCCAGGCGAGTTCATCACTGCCGCGGCCAGAGGGGTCGATTGCGAGCACGCAGCGCCAGGTCTCGTCCTGCGGCACCCAGCCATTCACCACCGCCGGCCGGTGGTAGAAGCGATCGGCGCCCATGCCCACGCACAGCAGGTCCTGGATGCGCTGATCAGGGCTGGAGGCCCACACCACCACCTCGGGTAGGGCCTTGCCATCCAGATCCATCACCAGCAGGTCACCCAGGCGGATCGGGTAGCGATCCAGGGTGGAGAGCCGGCAGTTCAGCTGGTACTGCAGCTGAACCGCTGAGCGGGTCATGCGGGTTTCGCGCTTCAGCAGCTCGTGGTGCCCAAAGCGCTCGGGGTCTGTTGGCTCCCCTTTGAGTGCCGGGGTGGCCTGCACCGCCTCGGCAATGTCCGGCGCGAGGAAACCCTCATAGCAATCCCACTGGTCCGAGTCGCCGGGGTCGGGGAACCGCGCCGGCCAGAACCGAATGGAATAGTTCCGCTCGCGCACCAGGCGCAGGTAGAGCGAGCTCTCGAGGTGCGGGGTGCCCAGGTAGCGGATCTGCCGCGGGAAGATTTGCCGGATCCCCCCTTGGGTGTAATCCCTGAGGGCATCGGGATCAAACCCCGGATCGTCCGGTTTGATGATCGCCTCCAGCTCGGTCACGGCCTGGGCCAGCCGTTCCTGCTTGAGCGGTGTGATCGAGTTGTTGAGGGTCTCGATGTCGTCCGGCAGCGCCAGGGTGCAGCGCTTGCCGGTGAGCGACGGGCTCAGGATTCCCACAGTGCGGACACTCGGGCTCTGGTCGATCACGGCCGGGCCCACATCGAAGGCCTTGATCGAGGACCGGCCATCAGGCCGCGGCTCAAGGCAGCGGAGGATGTCCACGTCGCGGATGCACCGGGCCATGAAGGTGGCCACCTCCTCGGCCTTCTCGGCGGTGGCCGCCGGGATCAGCACCTTCTCGGTGAACGGGTCATGGCGCAGCCGCCACAGGGCATAGCCACCGGATGCGAACGATTTGCCCAGCCCTCGATAGGCGGTGGTGATGTTGCGATCGGGGCCGTTCTCCATCCAGTCGGCAACGGACAGCTGCCGGACGGTGGGGGTGTCGGCCAGGTTGAGCTCCCGCAGCAGGTAGCAGAGGAAGTGGGGGAAAGGCCACAGCTCGGGGGGCAGCGGTTCCCATCTCATGAAGAGAGCCCTCCCACCACAAAGGCAGAAGGGCTCTCCCAACAACCACCATCACCGAGCAGACGGTGAACGTCGCGCTGCGGCTCAGGTGAGCCCCCCAGCACCACCTGGGTTGGCATCCAGACCTTAGCCGGCAATGAATGCTTCATTCACATCCGGGGTGTCGAGGTCATCGCCCTGGTACTCACCCTTCTTGGTGCGAGCGCGGGTCTTGGGTGCCGGCTTCACCGGTTCAGCCAAGGCCGCTTCAGCGGCGGCCACCACCTCGTCAGGAACATCAGATCCGTAGTGCTGGAGGCCCAGGCGGATCCGGTCGCTGTTGCTGACGTACACAGGTGGAGAGCAGATGGCTCAAGGCTACCCAGGCCGCGGCGGTCATTCCAGGGAGTCCTGGAACTGCTGCCAGAGATGGCCGCGGCGGCTGGGGCCCCCCACGGCCGCCAGGTAGGGGTTGATGAGGAAGTAGGCCTCACCGGTGATGCGGTCGATGACGCGGGAGATGATCAGCTGCTTGCGCAGCCGGCTGATGGATGCCCGGCAGTTGCTGTCCAGGATCCCCAGCTGCTTGGCCAGACCACTGGGTGTGATCTGTGCTCGACCGCTGCGCCAGTTGACGTTGCCCAGCAGTGCCATGAGCACAGCCAGGTCACGGGGCTGCAGCTCTTTGTTCCTGACGCCGAGCACAACCCTCTCGCAGAGCTCTTCGGGGAAGACCATCACGAAGTTCTCAGATCCGTTTTGCCTAGGCTTCAAAGGTCAGTACCTGCTTGCTGACGGCCCCGCGACTCCTAGGTGTCACTCCTAGGTGTCAAGACACCCCCTCTGGTTGCGACCCAGTGGGGGCAAGGGGTCTTGCCTTGCCATTTAAGCAGTTTTCCATACATAGGTGGAGAGCAACCCCCTTCCCCACTGCCAAACCTGAAACGCTCTCTGATCTCTCTTCTGGAGGGAGAAGGCAATCCAGGGACACGGGACAGCCACACCTAGACCTGCACCCACCTTCCCAACCCCAACCCCCTCCCGCAACCACCTGCCCGCCTGCTCGTCATTCCCAGTTTTGGGTCGCGTGATGTGGTGGTGCCCCCAACGCGGCGTGGCCGGCGTTCCCCCCGTGGCCCCCTGCTTTGCCCTGCGTGGCCCTGGGGGCTGTTGAGCGAGGCAAGAGGTGTCAGAGCATCCAGGGCGGGCTAGGGCAGCTTGTGGGCCCTGCTGGGGTGCAGCTGCTGCAGCTGGTGGCCTGCCACGCGGTGAGCGCTGGCCATGGCTGGGGTTCTTGCGGATTGCTGATCCGTTGCGCTGCTGGGGTGCCGGTGCTGGGGTGCAGCTGCTGCCTTTCTTCTTTGAGAATGATTCCCATTCCCACTGCTGGGGCTGGCCTGGTGCCGGTGCTGGCCCTGCTGCCCTTTGTAAAGTTTTATTACAGATAATGACTGGTGCGAGGCCTGCAACTCTCCGCCCATGGAGAGCAACTGCTAAAACAGCTGCACTGCTCACCACCAGTGGAGGGCAGCCAACAATCACCAACCACCAGAACAATGAGCTACTCACACTGGGCCGCAGTCAGTACACCGCCACCGGTGAGGGCGTATTGGCGGATCGTTTCGCCTACGGGTGAACAATCCCGCCCCTACCGGACGCAAGCAGCAGCTAAAGCACAGCTCAAGCGCTGGCCAGCTGGCAGTACAACTCAGCAGGGCTAATCCCCACAACCAACCACCACCACCAACCACCGAGACCATGGCAACCACTACCCAACTCACTCAAGCCAGTGCCGAGACCCTGGCCTTACTGCAGCTGCAGCAGGATTCAGCCACTTGTGCGGGTGTGCTGCCTTACTGGCCCATTTGGGCGGCTGCACAGTTCGTCAGTACCGATGAAATGAAACAGATACTGCAGTTCGTGCATATCTGGCGTGATGGGGACGCGTATCAGATCGAGTCCACCGATGGCCACCGCTTGTTTCGCTACCGGTTCCCTGCAGTGGGCACCGATGGCATGCCCACGCTCTGGCGTGTGCCCGATCAGGGTCTGTTGCTGCATGCCAAACCACTGCGCAAGGCTGTAGGTCACAGCAAGTTGCTGACGGTCACCCACGAGATGCGGGCCGTGTTCCACGGTGGGGCAAAGCAAGCGCTGCTCGAGCTGTCATCCGTCAACCTTGCCGGCCAATTCGGGGTGCATACGGCTGATGACTGCAGCAAGGTCGGCACCTTTCCGAACGTCAACCAACTGTTCCCTGACAGCTTCAGTAACAACCCCGGCAAGAAGTTTGCTTTTGATGCTCGCTACGTCCGGGAATGGTGCGCAGTGGTTGAGAAGTTGTCAGACAACGACGCAACACATTGTGAATGCAACAGCCCTACAACTCCGTTCCTTTGGTCTTGCAACTATCAGCCGCGCATTGGCCAGCACGGCAAGAACCCACGGCTCGAGCTGCTGATCATGCCTGTGCAGATCCGCAACTAGGCCTGATATCTGCACTGGGCCCTACGGGGCCCTTTGCAGCTCTCAAGGCTGCCAACCAACAACCACCACCACCAGACCGATGACAACCACTACCAGGGCCCGCAAAGCTCGCAAGCCATACGACGGCCCCAGTCCAGAAGAAAAGCTCTGTTCTGCACTGGTGCAGCTACTTGAGCAGGGCACCAACCCTTGGCGCCGTGAGTGGGCCGTTTCCGGTGCCCAAGGCCATCACCGCAACTTGCTGACCGGTGCGGCCTACCGGGGCTCTAACCCTGCAGTCCTCGAAATGTGGGCCGCATGCCGTGGCTACTCCCTGCCGCTGTGGCTGGGCGTGGCACAGGCCAAGGCCCAGGGCTGGTATCCGCGCAAAGGCTCGCAGGGCTGTTACGTGGTGCGGCCACAGCTCAACAATCGGGAACAGCAAGACGAGCAGGGCAAGCCGGTGACCGGGCCCGATGGCACCCCGCTGATCAGTGCATGGATCAGTTACAAACCCGCTTGCGTGTTCAACGTGCAGGACCTCCAGGGGGAAGGCCTTGATGCTGCGATTGCCGCGGCCGTGGGCACCATCACCGTTAAGCCTGAGCCTGAGAGGTTGGCAGCGGCTGAGGCCGTGCTTGGGGCCTGGGAGGTGCCCACCGTGTGGGCTGGCGATCGGGCTTTCTACCGGCCCTCCGTTGATCAGATCACGATGCCCACCCGGGCCCAGTTCGCCACTGCTGAGGGGCTCTATGCGACCTGGGCCCACGAGCAAGCCCACAGCACCGGCCACAGCAGCCGGCTTAACCGTGAGATGGGCAGCACCCATGGCAGCGATGCCTACGCCAGAGAGGAACTGGTCGCCGAGCTCGCCGCCTTCCTGATCTGTAGCCGGCTGGAGATCAGCAGCAGCACCGAAAACCACGCGGCCTATCTGAGGCACTGGGCCCGGGTGCTCAAGGAGGGGCCCAAGGTGCTGTTTAAGGCCTTGGGGCAGGCATCGGCCGCGGCAAACGCCATCTGTGGGCCCGACGTGATCGAGGAGGCCTGAGCTATGGACATGAGCGAGCAACGCGAGGCAATGCGCAGCCTGGTTGATCTGTGGGTCCGGCTGGAAACGATCACCAGAGAGCAGATGCCTGAGGCCAGCGAAGCAGAACGCGCAAGCGTCGTGGCAGCGGCAGCCGGGCGAATCCTGCGCTTGCACTGACGCCTGCCCGGGCACCTCCCGGCGCCTTGCCGGTGGTGCCCCTGCAGGCCTCAGCCCTGCTCAACAACCACCACCCGACCTATGGCAACCATTCACAGCTACACCCTGCAAGGCAACGACGTTGACCTAGTGCGCGCAATCCTGCGCAGCGAGTACAAGCGGATCTTCAGGGAATCGCCCGCAGCCTTTGAGGAGGCCTCGCCCAATTCATGGATCACCCGCGTTGCCGACCTTTGCCGAGAGCTCGACTGCGTTCCGGCTCACAGCCGCGCCGAGGTCTGAGCCATGCGCAGCACTGCATCCGCCCTGGCAGCCACGGCCCTCACCCTCTGGGCCCTGGGGGCCGTCGCTGATCGGCAGCCACCGCCGCGGCCAACACCGCAGACCATGCCCACCCCCAGCAGCGCAACGCCTGACAGGTGGCGCCTGCCCGATCCCCGCACCATCTCCCGTTTCCCTGGCCCCTGACCCATGCCACTGATCCCCAAGACCCTCCACGTCAACCGACCAACCCAACCCGTCGCCATCACGGCAGATGAGGCTGCCCTGCTGGTGGCCTTGCTCAGGCCCCGGGCCAATCTGCTGATCGAGCTGCTCGACGTGCAGATTCAGGCCTGCCCCGTGGGGGACGAAAGCTGGGGCGACACCGCCGACGCCCTGGCCACAGCCAATGGCGTGATGATCAAGCTGCGCAATGCCCAGCTGACCCTCGAGGGAGGCCCGGGCCATGGCTGATCCGATCGCTGTTGCTCGGTTCCTTGGCGCCTTGCGCCAGAAAAATCGGGCCGTGCCCATGAATGCAGCTGAGGCCCTGCTGCTGGTTGCCGCTGGGGTGGACAACATCCCTGACCTACAGCGGGCCATGCAAGATCCGCATGGAAAGGTATTGCCGGCCGCCACAATCAGCCGGTTGGTGTCCCTGCTGCGCGGTCGGGCCTGTTACAGACAGGGCACCTGGGTAGAGAGTCCCTATGGGCTGCTCGAGGTGAGACCTCACCCGCATCGACGGGGTTTGCAGCTGCAGCTGAGTGCAGCAGGGGCGCAGCTGATTGACGCCTGCTTTGGGGCAAATAAATGCAATAGCCTCCTAGTAGATCAGCAATCCACCTGCGACAAGAAAAGCCAGTGAGGGTCTACCTAATCGCCTCCATTGAGATACCCGTCGGGCAGTGGTGGAGAGGGTTCAACCTGTACCTAGAGGCCCTTGGGCGGCGCAAGCGCCTCTCTCTCCACCCCTGTCAGACTCCTAGGAGTCACAAGCGCTACGGGCCATGGATCTACGTGAGTTGGAACGGGCTTTGGCGGCTTTTGCCGTGCTCTCCCCGACCTCGTTACCCCTGCACCACGCCCAGGTCTTCCTCTATGTGGCTCGGCATGGCCCATGCAGTTACGAGGCCCTGGAGGAGGCCCTAGCGCTGTCCAACTCGACTGTCTCCCGCACCGTCCACGCCCTCGGTGATCAACACCGCAAGGGATACGACGGTCACGGCCTGCTTGAGCTGGCCCGCGACCCTACAGAGGGGCGCCGCTACATCGTCAGACTCACCGCCAGGGGCAAAGCCCTGCTCAGGCAACTCGAAGGGCTTTGACCCCCAACTTGCCTCCCAACCACCACCACCACCCCCAACTTGCCTCCCATGACAGGCTCTGTCCGCAAAGCTGCTGATGGCAGCTGGGTTGCTGATGTCACCATCAACGGCACCCGAAGAACTGGCAAATGCAAAACCCGTAGTGAGGCCCTGGCCCGCAAGCGTGAGCTGCTCGAGCTGCTGATGCAGCGCGAGGCCAGGCCCGCTGCCAGGCCGGTGTTCACCATGAAGGAATCCCGGGCTCTCTCGATGCGGATCCGCTGGGCTGGGCTGGCCTACGAGCGCACCGCTGCCATCTACAGCGCTGAGGCCGTGGCCTACTTCGGCGATCACATGCCCATCAGCGAGATCACGGCGGCCCTGGTGGATGGCTGGCGGCAGGTGCTGCTGGCCAAGGGCAACCGCCCCAGCACCGTCAACCGGAAGGTGTCAGCCATCCGGGCCATGCTCGCTGATGCCCATCTCCACGGTCACCTGCAAGAGGTGCCCCGCATGCCGCAGCAGCTGCGCATGGTCAACACCAAGGACAGGGTGATCAGCGACCACGAGCGCGATGGGTTCTGCGCCTACTTCCGCCAGGTGGGCGAACCCGCCGCGGCCGATCTGCTGGTGTTCCTGCTGGAGACCGCTTGCCGGTGGGGCGAGGCCGAGCGCCTCAAGGGTCAGGACGTGGACCTGGCCAAGGGCAGGGTGACCTTCTGGACCACCAAGAACGGCAAACCCCGATCGGTGCCGCTGACCCGCCGAGCGATCGAGGCCCTGCAGCCTCACTTGCCGGCGATCCCCACCCATCGGGTCTGGCCCTTCAAATACACCCGCTACCAGCACCTGTTCAACACCGCCAAGGCCATGCACGGGCTGGCTGATGATCGGGCCCTGTCGATCCACACCACCCGCCACACCTGCGCCTCGAAGCTGGCCAGCCGGGGGATCCCGCTGCACCAGTTGATGGCCTACGGGGGATGGACCAGCCTGGCCTCAGTGCAGCGCTACCTGCACCTGCACACCGATGCGCTGGCCGCCTGCGTCAACGCCCTGGAGGATTGAGCGATGAAGGAATTTACAAAAGGCCTCTTCTTCGGCCGCATGGGTGGGCCCACCGGCAGTACTTGCATCGTAAAAACGATGACCGTGGGCGAGCTGCAGGATTTCCTGAACGCTTACCCCAAGGACATGCCGGTAATGGCGACCTGGGAAGGGGTTGCAGCCATGATCGAGCCCGAGAACTTCTCGGTTGTGAGCGGCTTCCACAAAGGATTCGAGGAGGAAGCCTGTGATTGCTTGGTTGTTGACGTGGAGGGTTACTGATGCAAGACCAAGCACCCAAGCCGCGGCCGGTGAAGCCCCTTGAGGTGGCCGGCTACCTCGCCGCGGCCACCACCATCTCAGGGCTGGGGTTGCTGGCCCTGCCCTTCGTGATCACTGTCCTGGGGGTTGCCGCCCCTGTCTGGGTGGTGGGATTCTTCCTTCACCGTCTCTGGGTGGCAAACCGATGATCGAGCTGATGCTGCTGGCCCAGCTGTCCGGCCCGGCCTGCGGGTGGAACTCCGGCATGGAGATCACCCCCGACAACATGCCGCTGACCGGCTGCACCGTGCCGACCAAGGGCAACCCCTACGGCACCCGCCTGCGCATGGATCCGTTCGCCCCTGGCGGTGTCAGAGCTGAGCCTGCCGGCCCGGCCCCGCTGCCCGTCTACGGTCAGTGATCAGGCCTTGTTGTGGACGCATCCACTGCCCCCGAAAAACTGCGTCGGCAGCCAAGCAGACTGCTTGAAGCAGACCCCGACGCAGACCCTCAAATCCCCGAGATGCCCTATGGTTACTGAGCGGGGGCATGGCGGAATGGGAGACGCAGCGGACTTAAAAACCGCTGGCACTATTTCCACCCCTGCAGAGCAATCGTTTTCCCTTGCTGCAGCACGTTGCTAGCCAGCTCTGCAGGGGTGGGGTGGAATTACTGCTGAAAGCACCTGTAACTGCTGGGTGAAAACCGAAATCTCCGCGTCCACCCCTGCCCACGAGCGCCAGAAGCAGACGGAATCGCGGGAGAAAGAGCGGGCCAAATGGGATGCGATCAACGCCCGGGCCAGGCTCAAAGCCCAGGGCAGGGAGAGCGTCACCGAGTACGGCCGAGCCCTGTTCCAGCAGCACGCCGAGACCGTGACGGTGGCCTTGGGCCTGCTGCTGGAGGAGCTGCTGGCCAACCCGCACAAGCCCGGCCCGCATTTCGCCGCCTGGCCCCTGCTCTTGGGCGTCACCAACCGGGGCCCCCGATCGCTGGCGGCCATCGCCCTGGGGGTGGTGATCGACCAGATCAGCCAGAAGCCTGAGCAGCGCAGGCTGGCCGGCGCCATCGGCTCGGCCCTCCATAGCGAGCTCAAGGCCGGGCGGGTGGAGAAGATCAGCCCCGATCTGCTGCGGCTGATCAAGAAGCGGCGTGGTGCCCGCGCCCTGAGCAACAGCAAGCTGCTCGCCCAGCTGCGCCTCGATGCCAGCGGCTGGACACCCCTTGAGCGGGTGGAGGTGGGCCAGCTGTTGCTGCAGGTGATCCTGGCCAACACCGATCTGCTGGAGGTGGTGACCACCACCCGGAACGGGCGGCCACGGCATGTGGTGCGGCCCACCCCAGCGGCCCTCGAGGTGGTGCAGACCAACCCACCCCGGCCGATGCCGGCCCGGCGCCTGCCGATGCTCGTGCCGCCCCGGCCCTGGGAGGGAATGCACGGCGGCGGGCACCTCGACAACAAACAGCCGCTGGTGCGCAGCCGGGCCAGCCTGGACCTGGCACACCTGAATGCCAAGGCCCTGGCCCCGGTGCTGGCGGCCGTCAACATCCTGCAGCGGCAGGAGCTGCGGGTGGATCCAGGGATGGTCGAGCTGCAGCGCTGCGCCTGGGATCACAACATCCGCGGGCTGTTCCCGGTGATGCGCGACCCGATACCGGAACCGCCGCGGCCGACCGAGCTGATCGGGCCCGAGGCCTACAAGGCATGGCAGCAGCAGCGCCTCAAGGCCCAGCACGACCGCTGCAGCGGCGCCCGTGAGCGCACCCGGATCGAGCAGGCCCTGCGGCAGTGCGAGGAAGTGGCTGGGCTGCCGGTGTGGTTTGCCTACTGCTCAGACTTCCGCGGGCGGATCTACACCAGCAACCGCTACGCCACCCACCAGGGCCCCGACTGGGAGAAGGCTGCGATCACATTTGCCCATGGCGAGCAGTGCTCGGTGGAGGCGTTCGAGTGGCTGCTGAAGGCGGCGGCCGGGCATTACGGGGTGCGGGGCAACTGGGAGGGACGGGCCGCCTGGGGCCGGCAGCACCTGACCGAGATGTGCGCCGCGGCCGAGGCCCCGCTGGATCGGCTTGAGCTGTGGCGTGATGCGAAAGACCCGTGGCAATTCCTGCAGCTGTGCCGGGCCATCGCCCACCAGGTGGCTGAGCCCAACAGCCGCTGCACCACACCGGTGCGGCTGGATCAGACCTGCAGCGGGATCGGGATTGCCTCTGCCCTGCTGCGGGATCGGCGCCTGGCACGGCTCACCAACATCACAGGCAAAAGCCACAAGGATCTCTATGGCCACATCGCCGAGGAGATGCAGCGCCTGCTGCGGCTGGACCTGAGCAACGGGCTTGAGCGTGAGCAGAAGCAGGCCGAGTTCTGGCTGCAGTTCGGCATCGACCGCAGCCTGTGCAAGGCCCCGGTGATGACCACCATCTACGGCGCCCAGTTCCTGGGCGTCGTTGATGGGCTGGTGGCTGTGCTGGAAGAACGCCAGGCCGGGCTGCACATCAGCCAATGGTCGAGCGGCTACCTGGCCCCGGCCCGCTACCTGGCTCGCAAGTTCGGGGTGCTGCTGGGCAGCGAGCTTAAGAGCTGCCTCGACTTGCAGGCCTGGCTGCGCACGATCAGCCGGAAGGTGCTGGCCGCCGGCCACCGGCTGCAGTGGACCAGCCCGATGGGCATGCCGATCTGGCTGGGCGACCAGCTGGATCCGCGCAGCACCGTGGCCACCCTCACCCATGGCAGCCGCCGCTGGCAGACATGGAAGGACGAGGCCCAGGACGGCGAGTTGTCGGCCCGCACCACCAACCGGGCGATCACGGCAAACGTTGTCCACTCGTTCGATGCGGCGCTCTGTCAGCTGTTGATCTCCAGATGTGGGGAGCAAGGGATAGGGCTACTACCCAATCACGACTGTTTTGCGACGATTCCAGCACACGCCGGCTGGCTGCATCACACCCTGCATGACGAGCTGCGCGGGCTCTATGCCACCGACTGGCTGGCCGAGATGGCGGAGGAGATCCGTTCTGCTGCAAGGCTTAAGCAGTTGCCAGCCCCGCCGAGCGTGGGGGACCTGCGCCACGGGGAGATCGGCCAGAACCCGCACTGCTTTTCCTGAGTGTTCCCTAGGTGCCTTGCCAAAGCACACCTAGGGGCGTACTGTCTTTCTGTTCTCCACATGTGGCGCACAAATGCCGCGACAGCTGCACGTTTCACCACTGGGCGATGCCTGGTGGGCCAAGGTCTTGGAGCCTGCCGATGGCTACGAGGAGGGGGACCCCCGGGCGTGGTCGATCGAGCTGGCCCTGGACCCAGGCGACCCCGAGACCATCTCCTTCATCGAGAAGCTCGAAGCGTTGTTCGAGGAGCTCCATGGAGCCGGGGCCAAGCAGGCCAAGAACTGCTGGCCGTTTGCCGATCACACCGATCGGGAAGGCAAATCCACTGGCTTGCTGCGGTTCCGGTTCAAGCGCACCGAGACCAGCGCCAAGGGGAATCTGATGAAACCCCCGGTGATTGTTGATGCCAAGAAGAATCCCTGGCCAGCTGATTGCCTGATCGGCAACGGCTCAAAGGTCAAGGTGGCGTTTACCCATTGGGGCTGGACCGAGAAGCGCAGCGGCGCCAAGGGGATCAGCCTCACGCTCGAATCGCTGCAGGTGCTGGACCTGGTGCCTTACGAGCGGGTGGATGCCAGCTCTGTCTTCGGCGAGGAGGAGGGCTATGTGGCCGAGACACCTGCAGCCCAGACCCCGTTTGCGGCAGAGCCCGAGGCGCCGCAGCGGCCGTTGAGCATGGCTGAGCAGATCAGGGCCCGTGCTGCCCAGGTGCGAGCCGAAGCGCCTGGGGTGCTGGCTGCGGCCGACGCTGAGGAGGTGCCGTTCTCATGAAGCAATTCCAGCTCTTTCGACTTATCGGACAAGGCGAAATTGTCCCGTCCTGGTATGGGTTGGCCTGGCAAGACTGGACAGTAAATGGATACTGGGCAGCTCCCATTATCCTGGCCTTACCTATCGGTGTCGCTCGCTGGCTCTGGGCTGGGTTGCGAACAGGCAGCCACGCGGTAGCAACAGATCCCAGGGTTGCGTATCTGGACGGGATCCAGCAGGGGATTCTCATTGCACGGAAGGACCCATCGCTGCTGCATAGACCATTTGTGGTGACAGCTGGCAATCGGGCGACGACTATCAACACCGACAAGGCGCTTTTCTGATGACAAACACCAGAACCACCGTTGAAATCAACGGCGTGGATGTGACCGATGGCTTTAATCTTCTGACGCTTCAAGAGCGGGAGATGGATAAGGCCTTGGAGTCGCTGCAGTATTTGCTCAAGGAACACTTTGACCGCGCCAGCGAGACCAGCATCGCCGGCAAGTTCGCCCTCGGCTTTTCTCTCACCTTTGATCGACTGGCCGGCAGAACATCCATCAAGGCCAAGGTTTCCTATTCCTATTCAAGGAAGTTCACCGACGAGGTGGAAGCGTTTGCCCAGCTCGGCCAGCAGGGCGATTTTTGATGAGGACCTCTGATGGGGATGCGCACCGCCGACTTCGTTCTACCGGTGCCGCTGCAGCCGAAGGCTAGGCCTCGCTTTTCCGGGCGTGTGGCCTACACGGACAACAAATACAGGGCCTGGATACAAAACGTTCGGGCCATCCTTTCCGAGTGGTGGACGATCCCACCGCTCAAGAAAGGCCAGGTGTCTGCCCTGCATCTGACGTTCGCCGGCCCCGGCACATCCGACCTCGACAACCTCTCCGGCGCCGTAATGGATGCAGGAAACGGGATTGTCTGGGCTGATGACCGCGTGACGGTGCTGCAGCGCATCGAAGCCCAGTGGCAGCAGAGCCCCAAAAACCAACAAAGCATTCACCTGAAGGTGATCTGGAATGACACTGACCCCAACCCATGAGCCAATAGTTATCACGCAGTACCAGGTGCTGCTGGATGACATCGAACAGGCCAAGAAGGAGCAGATCGCTACCTTTGCCTATGAAACAAAAGAAGGCGACAAGGCTGCCCGCAGCTACCTGTTTCACCTGAGGAAACTGCGGGCGCGGATTGAATCAGCACGCAAGGACGCCAAGGCCTACGCGCTGGCCTATGGCAAGCAGGTGGACAACCAGGCCAAGGAGCTGAGCTCCCAGGTCGATGAGCTGATCCAGCCCCACCAGGAACAGCTGGAGGCCATCGCCCGCCGCGAGGCTGAGCGGGTGCAGGCGCACCGGAATGTGCTCCAACAGATCAGGGATCTGGCTCAGGTGCCGTTTGGGTCTGGCGCAAACCAAATCGCAGTGGACCTGGCAGGCGCCAAGGATCTCGACATCGACGGACTGGAGGAGTTCAAGGAGAAGGCTGCCGCTGCCCTGCTGGAAACGATCCGCACCCTCGAAGCCGCCCACGCCAAGGCCCTGGCCGACGAGGCCGCCGCTGCCGAGCTGGAGCAGCTGCGCGAGCAGCAGCGGATCCAGCAAGAGAAGGAAGCCGAGGACGCACGCATCAAGGCGCAGCAAGAAGCCATCGCCGAAGCGGCCCGTAAGGCTCAGGAGGAGGCCGATGCTGCAGCGCTGCTGGCGATCCAGGAGGCCGAGCAGAAGGTGGCCGAGGCCGAGGCCAGGGCTGCAGCGGCGGAGGCCAGGGCCGCCGACTCCGAGGCGGTGGCCGCCCTGCTGGAGGGGGAGGCCCTGCTGGCGATCACTCCGGCGGAGGTGCCGGTGGCGGTGGAACAAGAGCACGGCACGTTTGTTGTTGAGATTGGTGGCCCCTTGGTCTGCGGTGCCTCGGAGGCCGCCAAGAAGAGGCTGACCCATCAGCTGTTGCACGACATAAGAGGCATGGATCGTGTCGAAGTGGTCAGCGCCATCGTCAACGGCCACCTCCACCCCGCGCTGCAGATCAACTGGGGGGCAGTCCAGTGAGAACGGTCAGCCCCTTCCCCCCAGTCAAGGAGCAGTTCTGCCTCAACTGCATGTATCTGCGCGATGGCGAGTGCCGATGCACATCACCCACTCCCTCCCCAGAAAGCGGCAACGCCATCTGGCCAACCGTCAACCCCGGCCATTGGTGCGGCGAATGGGTGGCCGTGGAGGAGGGGTTATGAACTGCCCCCATTGCAACCACGACAAGAGCCGGGTCACCGAAACCCGGGCCGGCGCTGAAGCTGACCGCCGCATTCGCTTCTGCCAAGGGTGCGGCAAAACCTTCCAAACTCTCGAGCGGGTGTGCGTCTATGCCGGCCGCGCTGCTGGCTACATCGACGCAGCCCCTCCCCCTCCCCCGATCCTGGAGGTGGTGCCCGACCATATTCCTGCCGCCACGAAAAAGGTGGCGGCCACCGCCCGGCATCAGGCCAGCCTTGAAGAGGAGTTTCTCTGGTCCGTCACACCCGAGGCCCGACCGCTGCTGGTCCAGTGGTGGAACGAGAGCCGCAGAAGCAAGCACGGCGCCAAGGCCACCTGGACCCTTGCCGCCTGGCAGGCCAGCGTGCAGCGGGTTGCCAACCTGCCGAACAATCTGCAGCTGGCCCTCTGCCAGGCCGGTGTTGAGCACGGGTGGCAGGCCCTGAAGCTCGAATACATCAGAGACGAGCTGGCCAAGCCCACTGCTGCCGGGCGGCCGATGCCCAGGGACCCCTCGATGCGTGCTGCGCTGGAGTCATGGCCCACACCAGCCTGACGCCCGAGACCTTCTTGGCCGTGGCCGAGATGATCGCCGCCCACCTCCGCATCAAGGAGGCGGATCGCTGGAGCCCGCACATCTGCCGGCTCAAGTTCCACTCGTTCACCAGCGAGTTCCCCGAGATCAGCGAGCCCCAATTCATGTGGGCCGCTGAGCAGTGGGTGCAGGACACCGAGGCCGGCGCCTTCCTGCGCTACCCCACCTGGGGTGAGCTGATGGCACCGCTCTACCGGTCCGAGGGTGGCCGGGCCAACCGCAGCTGGGGGCCCCGGCCGGAGCTCCCTGGCTTCGTGCGGTTCAAGCCCGAGCAGCTGGCCATGCTGCCCTCCACCCCCCGATCGCTGGCGGCTGTCCCCGACCAGCAGAACCTGGCCGCCTACCAAACGGTGGGCCGGGCAGGGGAGGCTGAGGCCCAGGGGCTGGCGCTGACGCCGGTTGAGGAGCCGCAGCGGCTGCTGGCCGGCAGCGGGCTCAGCGATGAGGAGTGGCAGGCCTACCTCGTCCGTGTGGAGGAGGAGGAGAAGGCCCACCTCGACCGACTGAAGGAGGAGGCGGAATGCAACCTTTGATCAGCGGCAAGGAGCTGCAGCAGATCCTGGAACGCGGCTTGGTTGGTGGGATGTGGTCTATCGACCAGTTCAACAAGACCAGCGCCCGGGGCGAACCGGTGCTGCCCAGCCCTGGGTTCCTCACCGAGCACCCGCAGTTCTTCGACAAGGCCTTTCGCGACATGGAAGCGTTCGGCAATGGCGTGGGCGTGAGGGCCCCGTGGTGAGCACCTGGACTCAGTTCATTTTTCTATTACCCATCTAAAGCCATGGATCTGAAGCAACAACTGGAAACGGCTATGAGCGTTATGGAGAACGAGTGATGAGCTGGTCTAAACCAAAGCGCTACGCATTTGAAGGCCCTGAACCCAAGCTCGGCCCAGGCGTAAGCCGTCCCCTGCCTACCCAGGCCACACGCAACTACCGGGTGGAGGTGAAGCGCCCTGGTGCGCCGGCGATGCGGGTCACGATCCCAGCGCTGACCAAGGCCAAGGCGCTGATGTACTGCCGCAACCGCTGGCCTGATTGCGTTGCGGAGGTGATCAAATGAAAGCAACTGTTAGTACAGATGGATCCGCTGGCGCCGACGGCGGGCAGCAGCGGTGTCAGCAACATCCAACCCTGCATTTGAATCTGAAGCCATGACCACTTACACCACTGATCAGCTGCAAGAGATTTTGAAAGCGCACCAAAAAGGCGCAAGAGCCGATTTCAGCGACGCCGATCTCAGCGGCGCCAATCTCAGCGACGCCTATCTCAACAACGCCAATCTCAGCGACGCCAATCTCAGCGGCGCCAATTTCAGCAACGCCTATCTCAGCGGCGCCAATCTCAGCGACGCCTATCTCAGCGGCGCCAATCTCAGCGACGCCAATTTCAGCGGCGCCAATCTCAGCGGCGCCATTCTCATCGGCGCCAATCTCAGCGGCGCCAATCTCAGCGGCGCCGATCTCAGCGGCGCCATTCTCAGCGACGCCTATCTCAGCGGCGCCAATCTCAGCGGCGGCGATCTCAGCGGCGCCGTGGGGCTCCCCATTGCAACCGATGCCCCGGCGCGATTGCTGGCCGTTGCTCAAGCTGCGCTTGCATCACATGATGCGCTGGCAATGGATAAATGGCACACATGCGAAACGACGCACTGCATTTGCGGGTGGGCCGAGCATCTCGGCGGCCCATTGGCCCGGCTAATTATTAAGTGCCATGGCAATGATACAGGAGGATTGATGCTGCTGGGCGTGGAAGCACACGCGCATTTTTACTCCAGCAATGAAAAGGCGCGTGCTTTTCTACAGTCGGTTATCGACAGGCCTGAAGCAGAGGTGCAGCCATGAGTGAACAGCACAAGGCCACGCCCGAGCAGTGGGCCGATCAAGAAATGTGGGCGCCCAGCGACGGCGCCTCCTCCTGCCTCCTCCCTTACGACCAGCTATCGACTGCTACAAAAGCAGTGCTTGACGCTGGGCTGCTTCATGCCGTCCACCGCTTTTCTATTGCTGCTGCCATTGAAGCGCTGGCGGATCAAGTGGCTTGCCAGATTCCAGACGAGTGCAGAGCCGACGTGTTCAACCGTCAGCTCAGGATCAGATCCGAAATCCTTGCTATCGCCGCCGAGCTGGCTGGTGACGCAACTGCAAACCAGGAGACTTAAACAAATGAAAGCAACTATTAGTGCAGATGGAGTGCTCAGCATTGCTCCAGAAAATTCAATCGAGCATTACGCGCTGTCTCAGTGGTGGCGCCACTATGACAATGGCGACTTCAAAAGCGTGCTCGCGATTGAGCTGGATGGTGTCATTAGCGTCGTAACTACCCCCGATGAATCATGAGCACCCCAACCTCGCCCGACTTTCGAGCGCTGTGCGCTGAGCAACTCCCCGAGCTGCGCGGCATGTTTGAGCGCATTCTCTGCATCGCTCGATCATCCGACGCCCCTGCTATCGGCAATATCCAGCTAGCTGATCGACTGATTGCCGCCGTTGTGAGCTGGTCTGAAACCTGCCTATCCCAGTCCGAGCCGGTGGCGCCGACGGATGAGCAGACGTTTGAGCTGGCCGACAATCTCGGCATCATTCGGGGCCACGGTGGCAATCTGCACGTGTCTCTGCTCGACTTGACTCCATTCGCTGAATCAGTCCTCACCCGCTGGGGCACACCCACCATCGAGCCGCTGCCGGTGCCGCAGCAGGAGGCAGGGCAATGAAGGCTCTGATCGACACCGAGGTGTATCTCTACCGGGCCGCCGCGGCCTGCGAGTTTGAGGTCGAATGGGCGCCGGATGATTGGACCTACCTCTGCCGCCACGGCGATGCGCAGGCCCTGTTCCAGGACGCCATCGGCGAGATCCGCGACACCCTCCCCGACCACGACCCTGTGCTGGTGTTCAGCGATCGGGTGTCCTTCCGCTATGGCGTGTGGCCCCAGTACAAGGCCAACCGCAAGAAGTACCGCAAACCCGCCGGCTACCAGCAGCTGGTCGAGTGGGTGGCTAAGGCCGGCCCCGCCCGCGGCTGGGAGGTGGTGCGGCTGCCGGACGTGGAGGGCGACGACGTGCTCGGGATCCTCTACGAGCAGGGCGACGTGATCGCCTCGGTGGACAAGGACATGCTCACCCTGCCCGGCCTGCATCTGCGCGATGGCCAGGTGCAGGAGGTGAGCCGGCTGCAGGCTGATCTGGCCTTCTACGGCCAGGTGCTCACCGGTGACGCCAGCGACAACTACCCCGGTTGCCCTGGCGTCGGCCCGGTTGGCGCTGAGAAGCTGCTGGCTGGTTGCACTGCAGAGGTGGAGATGTGGCAGCAGGTGCTCGGCGCCTTCGCGAAGAAGGGCTTTGGCGAGGCCTGTGTGATCGCTCAAGCCCGCTGCGCACGCATCCTCAGGGCCGGTGAGTACGACCACCAGGCCGGCACTCCCCTGCTGTGGAGTCCCCCGGTAGCCTGAGGCTGATCTGCACATCTGCAGAAGTGCTACAGCCGATTGTCACCGACGAGCTGATTGCCAAATTGCGCCAGGTCTTTCCTGACGTTCCCAGTCGGTCGATGTCCCATCGGGAGATGGACCACTGGATTGGCAACCAGGAAGTTCTCAACTACCTGGTGAAGCTGCGCGAGGAGCAGCAATCGGACCCGCTCAACTTGGAGGCCCTCTGATGTGCTCAGGGGGCAGCCCGGCGACCATCACCATGCCGGACACCGGGGCCTATGACCGGATGGCGCAGATGCAGATGGATGCCATGCGCCAGCAGCAGCAGGGCGCTGCAACCCTGCAGCAGGCCGAACTCAACTCGGCCATCCGCAACCAGCAGTCGGCGCTCACCGAGCTGCGCGACTTCAGCCTGCAGCGGGCGAATGACACCGCCGCCAATGCCGCACGGCTGGCAGCGCTGATCGGCACGCCGCCACCGGAGAAGACCGCCAAGGCGCCGGTGGTGGGCAGCGATCGCGCCGGCATGAGCAGGCCGAAGGGCAAGGCCGGGCTGCGCATCGACCGGCCCACCGCCACCAGCCAGGCCTCGGGCGCTGGCCTCAACATCACCGCCGCGAGTTGACCATGTGCTTCGGAGGAACCAGCGCCCCCCAGATCGTCTACTCCGGCCCGAGCGCCGCTGACATCGAGGCGCAAAGCCAGCAGCTGCAGCAGTACAAGCAGCAGTCAGCTGCCCAGCAGGAGCAGTTCGCTGCAGGGTTGCGCCAGCAGATCGCGCAGACCAACGCCCAGGCCGAGAGCCAACGGCAGCAACTGGAGCGCGAGCGCGCGGCCGCCGCTGCTGACATGGCTGCGCAGCAGCAGGCCGCCTACTCGGTGACGACAGCCGATGCCGATCCGGTGCTGGCCCAGACAACGCAGGCGAGCGCACCGAAGAAGAAGCCTCAGTCCTCGCTCAAGATTTCGGCCGGCTCAGTGGCGACCACTGCAGGCAGCGGCCTGAACATCGGAGTCTGACCATGTGCAGCGGTGCTGGCGATGCGAGCAGTGGTGGCCAGGACTGGTATCAAACCCGGTCCGAAGAGGAGTTGCTGGCATACCAGCGGCCAGTGAACAGGCCCGTCTACGACGGAGATGGCAATCATGCGTTCTACATAAGCGAATCCGGCGAAACGGTTTATCGCTACGAGGACAACCCGGACTACGGCGTTCAGCTGCAGGAATACGAAGCAGCGCAGATTGAGCTTCAACGCAGAGCCCTTGTCAAGGAGCGCGAGGCCGCGGCTGCATCCAGGCAAGCGCAGCTCGTGGATGCGCAGCAGCGACAGCAGGCCGAGCTGCAGCGCCAGGCAACGATGCAGCAGCAGGCGGAGCAGGCCCGCCTTGCCCAGGAGCAGCAGATCGGCCAGGAGCGTGTTGCCACCCAGGCCATGTCGCAGTCGATGCGGGTGCTCGGCACCAGCACCCAGGCCATGTCGCAGTCGATGCAGGTGCTCGGCACCAGCACCAAGAGCAGCAAGGCACCCACGGCTCAGATGACCAAGGGCGGCCGGTCCAGATCGCAGGTCCGGCCCACGGCCGGCAGCCAAAGCCTGCGCATTGGATCTTCCGTCGCCGCTTCGGGCGCCGGCCTGAACATCGGAGGTTGATCAGATGAGCTGTGCCAAGCGCTATCGGGCTCTCGAATCCGACCGCAACTACTACCTGGAGAGGGCCCGCAGTTCGGCGCGGCTCACTCTGCCCTACCTGATCCCGCTGAGCGATGAGCCCACGGCGATGGAGAACCAGACCTGGCCATTGCCATGGAATGGGATCGGCGCCCGTGGCGTCCACAACCTGGCCAGCCGGCTGCTGCTGGCCCTGCTGCCACCAACCGAGACGTTCTTCCGCTTCACGATCGACGAGATCGAGATGGGCAAGCAGGAGGCCGAGGTGGCCGCTGCCGGCGGCACCCCGGAAGAGATGGGCCGCCAACGATCCGAGTTCGATCTGGCGCTGGCCCGGCTGGAGCGTGCGGTGCTGCGCAGCATCGAGACCTCGAACGACCGGGTGGCAGTTCACGAGATGCTGCTGCACCTGGTGATCGCCGGGAACGTGCTGATGTACGTCTCCGAAGACGGACTCAAGGCGTTTCACCTGAACCGCTATGTCTGCCGGCGGGACCCGATGGGCAACCCGCTGGAGGCAATCGTCTGCGAGGTGCTTTCTGTCGAGGCCCTGCCCGAGAGCGCCAGGGAGCTGCTGGATGCTGAAGACGGAGAGGTGGCGGGGATCGTTGACGACGACCACACCCCCGAATACGAGCGCACCGTCCGCGTTTACACCCACATCCAGTGGGAGGAGGAGACGGTCAAGTGGTATCAGGAGCTGAAGGACCAGGAGATCCCCAACTCCAGCGGCACCGCCAGCCTCAGCGAGTCGCCCTGGCTGCCGCTGCGCATGTACCGGATCGACGGCCAGGGCTACTCCCCCGGCTACGTGGAAGCCGCGTGCATCGCCGATCTGCAGACCGCTGAGGCGCTGAGCCAGGCCATTGCCGAGGGGTCGCTGGTGTCGGCCCAGGTCAAGCACCTGGTGAAACCCAGCGGCATCGCCAACGCCAAGCAGCTGGCCGACGCCCCCAACGGCGCCTACTTGCCGGGCAACCCTGATGACGTCTTCACCATCCAGGTGAACAAGGCGGCCGATCTGAACGTGGCGGCCCAGGGCCTGGCGCGGATCGAGGCCCGGCTGGCACAGGCCTTCATGCTCGCCGATGTGCGCGACAGCGAGCGGACCACCGCTGAGGAGGTGCGGCTGCAGGCACTGCAGATCGAGAACAGTCTCGGCTCCATCTACGCGATCCTCACCACCGAGTTTCAGCAGCCCTATGTGGCGCGGAAGCTGGCGATCCTCACCCGCAAGGGCAAGCTGCCCAAGCTGCCGGAAGACCTGGTGCAGCCGGTGGTGAGCGTGGGCCTGGCGGCAGTGGGCCGGGGCAACGACCTGGAGAAAACGGCCCGGTTCATGACCATCCTCCAGCAGTCGCTGGGCCCGGAAGGGATCGCCACCTACGTCAACCCGTCAGAGCTGATCCGCCGGCTGGCCGGTGCCATGGGGATGGACATCATCGGCCTGGTCAAGACCGAGGAGCAGCTGGCCGCCGAGCAGCAGCAGGCCCAGCAGATGGCGATGGCACAGCAGGCAATGCAGGCCGGCATGGCCGACCCGCAGAAGCTGGCCAACGCCGCTGCCGTCAGCCAGCAGATGGCTGAACCCCTACCCCCCGAACAACCGACATGAACCTAACTCCACCCCCGAACGCGTCCAGCGGCGACCCCTGGGCCCACCGCTCTGAAGGCATGCGCTGCAAGTCCTGCATGTGGTTTGCGCCCAAACAGAGGCAGGACGGCATCACCGATCTAGGCCGCTGCCGTCGCCATGCCCCAACCATGAACGGCTATCCCGTCGTTTTCGTGAACGACTGGTGCGGCGACCACAAGCTCAACGAAAACTATCCAACCCCCTGAACAGGCCCCGCAATGACGATGACCCCCGCCCCAGAGCTACAGGACATGCTGGCCCCTGGCCAGGAGGACATGATCGACGGCTTCCTTGCGGAGCTGGAGGAGGAACAGGCCCAGCTGGATGGAGCCGCCCCGCAGGAGGGCGAGCAACAGCAGCTGCTGGCCGGCAAGTTCAAGAGCGTCGAGGAGATGGAACGCGCCTACTTGGAGGCGCAGAAGCTGATCAGCAGCCGCGGCCAGCAACCGCCTGAACCGCCCGCCGAGGACCCGGCACCCACCCCCGAGCAGTACACCCCCGAGCTGGGTAAGCAGCTCTACGGCGACACCGTGGCCACGGCGATCGAGGCGGCGCAGATCAACCCGCTGGAGATGGCCCAGAAGGTGAAGGCCGGTGAGGACGTCAGCAGCTATGTCGATGCGCTGGTGAACCAGGGCGGCCTGCCCCGCGAGGTGGTGGAGACCTACCTGCAGGGGGTGAAGCCCGCAGCGGCCCCGGCCCAGCCGCAGGGCGAGGGCCTCACCGAGGCTGACGCGGCCGAGCTGAAGGCCATGGTCGGCGGCGACCAGCGGTTTCAGGAGCTGAGCCAGTGGGCCGTGGCCAACCTGGAGCGCCAGGAGCTGGCCGACTACAACGCGGCGGTGGACAGCGGCAACAAGGCCGTTGCAAGGTTCGCGCTCAAGCAGCTGCAGGCCCGGGCCGGTGGCAGCCAAGGCGAGCCGAAGCTGATCAGCGGCGGCGGCCCGGTCACAGGCGACGTCTTCAACAGCGACCAGCAGGCAGTGGACGCCCGTGGCAAGCGCGACAAGAACGGCCGCTACCTGTACGACACCGATCCCAAATATCGGCAGTGGTACGAGAAGACCCTTTCCAGGTCGAATGTATTTCTGTAAGGTTTGCGCATGAGTTGTTCTGCACATGTGGAACTGAACGGGCCTCCTTAGGGAGACACCCCGATTTGGTGAAGCAAGGGAGTAGGAGCTCGCAATCCCTTTTGGCCAATGGCCAATGCTTCTCTCGACCGTCTTGGTCAAATCAAAGGTACAGGTGCAGTTGATGCCCTGTTCCTCAAACTCGGCATTGCCGAGCTGCTGAGCGCCTTCGACCGCACCTGCGTGTTCAAAGGCAAAGTCAAAGAGCGCAACATCAAAGGCGGGAAATCCGCAGCGTTTCCCGTTTCGGGTCGCGCTGTTGCGGCTTACCACGTCCCGGGCACCCCGATTCTCGGAGCAACCAACAGCCCTGGCGACCGCAACGAGGAGATCATCAACCTCGACGGTCTGATGATTGCCGATGAGGTCATCTATGACCTCGACGAGATGATGAACTTCTACGACGTCCGCCAGGACGCCACTCATCAACTCGGCCAAGCCCTTGCGCGTGAGTGGGATCGGCGCGCTGCCCGCGTGCTCTATGCCGCTGCCAAGCGCACCACCGAACCCCTGGCCAACGCCAACAACGCCGGCCGCACTGGCCAGAGCCAAACCTTATCGGCGGGCTATGCCGCCGCCTCGGCTACTGCCAAAGGCGACGAACTGGCCAATCGGATTGGTGCCATCAAGGTGGCCATGAAGAAGAAGGACGTTCCCACGGAAGACCTCGTTTGCGTGGTCGGCCCTGATGAGTACGACTTTCTGCTCGACTCCACCCGTGCGATCAACACGGACTTCAACGGAGGCGGCGGCGAGAACGGGTCTTTTGCCAGCGGCCGTGTGCTGCGGGTGAAGGGCATTCCGATCATCGAGTCGAACCACGTCACCCAGGCGGCCTACACCAACACCGCCTACGACAAGAACACTGCCTATCAGCAGGATCTGTCGAAGTGCCGGGGCATCATCTTCCACCGTGATGCCATCGGTGTGCTGACGCTGCGCAGCCCCAGCCTGCAGGTCACGCCCCAGGGAGGGGATTTCAACATCATGTACCAGGCAAGCCTGATGGTCGCCCGCATGGCGGTCGGCATGGGCGTGCTGCGTGCTGAATGCGCAGGCGTGATCGAAGTCCCGTAGACTTCCTGCGGAGCGGCTTGAAGACAGAACGGCCCTCCTGTGTGGAAGCAGGGGGGCTTTTTTGTGTCCACCGATAGCATGAGCACTGCACCTCTGCAGAGCTGGGATGGGTCTCGCCAACCAGGGAGCCACGCCAGGGCGCACCACCCTGCTGGAGGCGGTGAACATCTGCCTGCAGAACATCGGCGAGCAGCCGGTCAACAGCCTGGAGAACCAGCAGATCGTTGAGGCCTCGATGGCCGAGCGCACGATCCTGGAGTTCCACAAGGAGGGCCAGGTCCGGGGCTGGAGCTGGAACACCGAGCAGGGCTACGAGTTCATGAAGGACTCGAACACCAACCAGATCACGGTGCCGGCCAATGTGGTGTCGTTTGCGCCGGATGCCTACCAGTGGGCTGGGCGCTTTCAGCTGCGCGGCCAGCGGGTCTACGACAAGGAGAAGCGCACCTACGCCCTGGGGACGGACATCCCCAGCCTGGAGGCGGATGTGGTGTGGCTGCTGCCCTGGGACGAGTGCCCGGAGGCGTTCAACCGCTGGACCACGATCCGCTCGGCGCGGGTGTTCAGCGCCCGGGTGCTGGGCTCGGATTCGACCTTCAAGTACACGGCGCTCGATGAGCAGATGGCGCTGGTGGAGCTGCAGCGAGTGGAGATCGAGCAGGCCCAGCCCAACAGCCTCACTGGCGGCCCAGGCCTGAGGCCCTTCCCCACCTACTCACCAGGACTGGGACTGCTGGGCCGGAACGGGGGCTATCTCCGTGGCTAACCTCGTCAGCTACACGATCCCGAGCCTGATCCAGGGGATCAGCCAGCAGCCGGACGCGCAGCGCGAGCCGAGCCAGGGGGAGATCCAGATCAATGGGATGAGCTCCCTGGCCGAGGGCCTGCGCAAGCGGGAGGGGTCCCAGGCCATCGCTCGGGTGAGCACCACCAGCTTCGGGGACGTCTACTTCCATCAGGTCCTGCGGGATTCGGCCGAGAAGTACCTGGTGGTGATCGGCAAGACCGCCATCAAGGTCTTCGATCTGGATGGCATCCAGAAGACGGTGAGTGCGCCCTACGGCTACGGCTACCTGTCGTCGGTGGTCAGCGCCAAGAGCGACCTTCGCGCCGCCTCGATCGCCGACTACACCTTCATCAGCAACACCAGGGCGACCCCCGCGATGGACACGGCCGTGGCGCCGGCCACCGCCAGGCCCGCCGCCCACGAGGCGCTGGTGTGGGTGAAGGCCGCCAACTACGGCCAGACCTACCGGGTCAACGTCAACGGCACCCTGGCAACGGTGACGACGCCGGTGGCACCGGTGGTGGTGAGCGGCTCAACCACCACGGAGAACCGGATCAGCACGGAAACCATTGCGGCTGATCTGCAGACAGCACTGGCCGGGGTAACGGCGGTGGCGATCACGCGGGGGGGGAGCGTGCTGCACCTGAGATCGGCCAGCGCGATCACGGTTGCGGCGCTCGATGCGCGGGCCAACGCCGACATCACGGCGATCACCAGCTCGGTGCAGGCGTTCACGGAGCTGCCGACGATCGCGCCCCAGGGCTATCAGGTCGAGATCCTGGGCGACCCGGGCAACAAGTTCGACGGCTACTACGTGGAGTTCGTGACCCGGGGCGGCGCCGGCACGTTCGGGGAGGGGGCCTGGCAGGAGACGGTGAGCCCTGGGGTGGAGTACCGGATCAACGCCAGCTCGATGCCGCATCTGCTGGTGCGGCTGCCGGATGGCACCTTCTATTTCGGCCCGGCCAACGGCAGCACCCAGGGGGGAATCGCGATCCCGAGCTGGGGGCAGCGCACGGCCGGCGATTACGACACGGCGCCGGATCCCAGCTTCATCGGCTACCCGATCCAGGACGTGTTCATCTACAAGAACCGACTGGGCTTCCTGGTGGATGAGAACGTCATCCTCTCGAGGACGCGGTACTTCTTCGACTTCTTCCCCGAGACGGTCACAACGGGGCTCGACACCGACCCGATCGACCTGACGGCCAGCAACAATCGGGTGTCGGTTCTGCGCTACGCCATCCCCTACCAGGATGAGCTGATCATCTTCAGCGACCAGATCCAGTTCCGCTTCAACGCTGCTGAGGCCGTGCTGACGTCGGTGACGGCAGAGATCACGGTGCTCACGCAGTATGAGATCGACCCGGACTGCCGGCCCCTGCCCGTCCAGGGCACGATCATTTTCTGCCAGGCCAACGGGCAGTGGAGCCAGTTCCGCGAGTTCAGTGTCCGCGGTGCGGGAACTGCGTTGGTCGCCGATGCTTCAGACCTGACCGGCTACGTCAGCAGCTATGTGCCGGCGGACGTGTTCAAGCTGACGGCCAACGACACCGGCAACGCCTGGTTCGCCATCTCCGAGAAGGCCGGCTACCAGGATCGGATCTACGTCTTCAAGTATTTCTACCGGAACAGCGGCAACGGGGTCGAGCGGGCGCAGAGCAGCTGGAGCTACTGGCAGCTGAATGGCGCCGACAAGATCCTGCAGATCCTGTGCGTGCAGGAGGTGATGTACCTGCTGGTGGAGTACGGCACGGAGGTGTGGCTGGAGAAGATGCCGGTGGCGGATCGGCTCAGCGATGCCACCCCGGCGCCCTACCCGATGCTGCTGGATCGGCAGGTGTCCACCACAACGGCAACGCCATCGGCGATCCGGGTGGCTGCCGGCGTCTACAACGCCACCCTCAAGACAACGACCTGGACCCTGCCCTACACGATCAGGGCCCTCACCCAGGCCTGGTCTGGATTCTCGGCCACCACCAACGGCGGGGTGCTGCTGGGCTCAGCGAGCAGCGGCAACCAGATCACAGCCAGGGGCAACTGGTCGGCGGCCCCGGTGTTCTTCGGCGAGGCCTATGACTTCACCTACCGCTTCACCCGGTTCAAGCTCTACAAGGAGATTGGTGGCGGCAAGGTCTCGGCCAATGTCGAGCGCACCCAGGTTCGCCACGCCAAGCTCCGGTATCACGAGACCTCGTTCTTTGAGGTGCATGTGATGGCTGAGCGCCGTGATCTGGCGCTCTACAAGTTCGACGGCACGGTGCTCGGCAGCCGCAACTCAACGATCGGCAGCGCCATGCCAGGTGGGTTCGACCCGGAGAGCAAGCGCTACTTCGAGGGGGTGTTCCGAATCCCGATCGCCAGCAAGGGGGAGAACTGCATCGTGGAGCTCCACAACGACACGATCCACCCGTGCAAGTTCAGCACTTGCGAATGGGTGGGCCTGCTGAGCAGCCAAGCGAGGAGCCTGCAATGAACTGGTCGCCTGCCGTTGAATGGCGCGTGGCGCACATCGCAACGCACCTGCGGGCTCAGGATGCTGCAGAGGTGTTCTACAGCCATGCAGCACAGCCCGAGGAAGCGGTCTATGACAGCTGGAAAAACAGCCCAGACTGTCGTTGCATAGATGGAGACGACGGCACCCCAGTGGGCATTTGCGGCGTGGCTCCTGGAGGGGTGATCTGGTTGCTGGGCACCGAGGAGCTGCTGGCGACCGCGAGCCACCGGCGGCAGTTCATCAGAGGTGCAAGGAAATGGATAGATGGCTTGCTGAATGAGGGCGCCGGGCCACTGCACAACTGGGTGTTTGCGTCCAACCGGGACTCGGTGCGGTGGCTGAAGCAGCTGGGCTTCCATGTCTGGCCGGCTGAGCCCTATGGCCCCTGCGGCCAGCTGTTCCGCTATTTCGAGAGGTCGATCTGATGGTTCTTCCGGTCATCCTTGGCGCGGCCCAGGCCGGCATGGGGATCCTGGGCGCCGTCTCCGGCTACCAGGCCCAGAAGCAGGACTACCTCAACCAGAAGGCATTTCAGGACGCCAACGGGCGCTTCGCCCAATGGCAGGCGAGCTTCAACGCACGCATCACCGATGCCAATGCCCAGCACAAGTATTGGGCCGAGACGGTCAACTACAACCAGCAGAAGGCCTATACCAACTCGCTGCGCAATTTCGAGCTGATCAAGAGCATCCGCCAGGCGGAGATGGTTGGGCAGACCCGTGCGGCGGCCGGCGGTGCGTTTGTCCAGGACAGCGATGCAGTCAGCCAGGCCTACCAGGAGGCCTCGATGCAGGAGGCGGTGGCAATGCAGCAGTACCGCTGGCGGGCGCTGCAGGCGCGGGCATCGGTGCAGGCGATGAATCAGGAGGGCAAGTCCGTGGATCGGATCGTCAACGACTACGCCCGCCAGGAGGGCGATTACGCGACGTTGATGGAGATCAACCAGAAGCTGCGCACCCGGCAATACACCCGCGAGCAGGCCGGCCAGGTGGCGCAATACCTGAACCGGTGGAACAGCCAGCAGTTCTACGAGGAGCAGCCCTACATCGACCCGATCCCGCCGTTTGCACCGCTGCCGACGCTGCTCACCCCGCCGCCGCCGTCGATGACCGGCTCAGGGCCCAGCGCTGGCGCCCTTGGGCTGAACATCGGCACCTCGATTCTCGGGGGGATCCAAACCGGCATGTCGATGGGCGCCCAGCTCAAGGGACTCAAGACCCCATCAAGCTCAACCGGCCCCGGCACTCCACGCTGATCCATGGCAGACCGCAACCTTCCTCCTGGCCAGATCACTCCGGTTGCCCGGCCGATCGGCGCTTTTGTGCAGGCAGCCCAGTCGCAGCCGGCGGCCCCGGCCCGGCCGGTGCGGCTCGACAGCCCCACCGGGATCAGCACGATCCAGATCCAGAGCCGCGGCAACGTAGCTGGCTACAACCAGTTTGAGCAGCTGGCATCTGCGCTGGCGCCGTTCAATAGGGCGCTGATCGAAACCGCCGGGGCGGGCTACCTGGCGCTGCGCAAGGGGCAGATCGAGGATGGCTACTACGACGAGCTGAAGAACCAGCGTGCCAAGGGCATGCTCT